ATATATTACTAAATTGTTACGAATTCGAGACATTCCTCTGTTCGTATATTTGGTTTAACGGAAGTAACCGAGGTTTATCCCGCTCTACCCGCCCGATTCTCGTAAAAATATTCCTCTAGGCATATTCCGTTAAAAGTTGAATTGAGCTGCCGCGGCCATCCCGGTTTCCATTTCGCGAACAATTCCGATGTTAGGTAAATAAAGAACCTCGACCTGCGTACCTTCTCCGCCATTCCTGCCTTTGCCAATTTCGATAATCCCGCGGCCGTCCAGCGTATCTATGCCGAAAGTGTTCGCAGCATCTTCAAGGACCGCCTTCGTTTTCTTGATTTCCGCACGTTTCGGCGGTCTGATTTCGCGATTACCTTCTTCGTCCGTATCGTCGCGAACCTCTTCCGCCTGGGTAATTACGTGAATCACCGACTTAGTATAGCCGGCCAGATGGCGCAGTTTCTTGCTCGTATTAGCTACGTCGCCGCCCGCCGTTTTCGAAGTGTTCGCTTCATAGTCTAGGTAATAAATCGGATCCACTACGACTACGTCCGCCTTCGTTTGCAGAATATCCGCCTCTAACTGCTTAACTCCCCGCGAATAAAAATCATCGTCATCTACGGCCCGCACCGTAATATTGCCGGGTACTATCTCGTTCATCTGCGAAAGGAACTGCTCAAGCCCCGCCTCATACCCTTCGCTCAGATTACCCATCAATAGCGCTTTATTTTCGAATCCTACTTCGTAATTTACGCCGTCTATGGTTTCCGTCGTTCCGCTAACTCTGGCGCTAATCGACGAGTATGCCCGAGCCATCCATTCGAATCGCGACATCTCCATCGCCCATACGAGCACGTTTGCACCTTGCATGGCGGCTTCAATCGCTTCCTCCATCGTAAATACCGACTTACCGCGTCCAGATCGTCCATACCAAGTATATAAGTTGCCGCTTAAATACCCGCCGATCTGTTCGTTAATACCCATAAATTTACTATTCCAAACTTTGAACGACTCGCCGTTCTTGCGCTTTCTGTATTCGTCTAAGAAGGAACTGGCGTCTGCTTTTAGGTCCGTCCCTACCTTATTCAGAACACTTGTTCTCATTCTAATACTTTGTGCCTCCGAAATCAAGTCATCTAGGATTTTATTCCCATCTCGCTCCGAGTTAAATTCTGATGTGAACCGGCCCTGCACGTACTCCAGTAGCTCCTGCTTTGCGCTGAACGCCTTGATTTCCTTCGCCAGAAAGTCGTAGCTGTCTCCGACCTGTGGCGTATATTCGAACGTAGGACATTCGGCTGTGACTACGGCGTACGAGGGTGCCTGCCCCCGATTAGCCTCCGCATAGTCGGCGATGAACCGGAGGGTCTGCCTATCGCCCTCCGTCGGAAGATCCTTCGCCGTGATTCCGAATTTGGTTAACGCCTGCACGTTATTTTCGTCGATTACCTTGCTTAATAGAAGATTTCCGTATTCCATTGCGTCAGCTCCTTTCGTTTTACTCTTTAATGATATTTAGAACGGTGTACCTTCCGTCTTCCTCTTCGAGTATAAAAACCGTAAATCCTCCGTCTTCAATTACCCGCAGTGTCCCTTTCGTCCAATCTAGGTCATATTTTTTCGTAAAAATATTTAACGGATTGTATCCCATCTATTTCGCCACCTCTTCGCTAGCCAACTCCGCAAGCCTCACCATTGCATCGTCCGCGTTCTCCTTATAAACCGCATCGCCCGTCTGCTCGAACATCGCCATGTACCCGTTATACAAATCAAGCAAATCGTCAACCTTAGCCGCACGATCCTTACGGTCCTGCTTGCGTTTGGCTGCCTCCTGAGAACTTAATTCTCTCGCCGTCGGTTTGCGCTCGTTATTTTTCGCCATTTTTGTTTCCTCCATTTCGTAGTATAGTTCGCCTAATCCGCTTAGCCCGCCCATAAAGTCGAAAATGTCGATGCCTGTTCCGTCTAGCTCCGCCTCATCCACGCTGCTACCGTCCGCCAGCCGCATATCCTCCTCATCACACTCTACGTAAGCCCCCGTTTCTGTGTCGATTAAGTCGTACACAATATCCGTCCATTCTTCGCTGGGCGAGTAACAATGCTCGACGCGGTACGAATCGATTTTAAATACGCGCGGTCCGTAGCCGATGATGTGTACGAGGTCTGAAAAGCTGTATTCTGGCTTATTCATCGGCGGCCTCCTCGATCAACTCCGGATTTTCGTAAATGTTTCCGATAACTTCGCATTCCGCTGAAATGTACTCGGCATCTTCGTAAATCGGTGAATCTTCGCCAAGTAAGAATGCTCCGTAACCGTATATGATTTGCTCGTTATAATAGGTGGCCGTGGTGTTTTCGGGTGTTTCGTAAAGTTCGGGAATCCTCATAACATCCCCTTCGTAAATCTCAACGCCGTTCTTATCGGTCAGTCCGGTGAATTGCATTAGTGGCGAGTAATAAGCGTCTTCTTCTGCCGCATGTTTCATAAATTGAGGTAAATCTGGCTCCGATAATAAATAACCCCAATCCAGCATGGAAGGACCTTCTTTGCACCAAACTCGAAATTTAATCATCCCCATCAACGTCTCCCCCTTTTCGATTTTCCGTTACCTGCGTCCACGAAAACTTCCGCCGCCGAAACTTAGCACGGCACATTGATCGCGCATTCTATCGTATAAACGAGAGTCGAAAACTCGCTCCATCTCGGCCAGCTCCAAGTTACTCGTAAACACCGTAGGCATGCCATTCGTCGTCCGGTAATTAATAATCGCGTGTACATATGAGCGAAATGCCTCGGTAGCCGACCGGACCCCTATATCGTCGAGCACCGCGAAGGGCGCCGTCTGCGTCCGCTGAATAATCGATTTCACCTGCGCCATGCCTGCGTCGTCATTCGTCATCGTGGCGAGGTTGTAGTCGGTTTGGAACGCGTTGCAATCCAAGAAGTACGCCGGTCTTTGCATCGGCTGGACTCCGCGTTGTAAGGAGCCTACGTAATGGACAGTCAGCCATTCGTTGAGGATTGCGGCAGCCGTCGTCGTCTTTCCGGTGCCTGGCGATTCCGAAAACAGATACAGCGACTTGATCCGCTCGGCGCCCTCTTCGAATTGCCTATCGAAAGTGGCGACATAATCGTTAATCTTAGCGTAGATTTTCGCTTGCTCCGTCCTGGCCGGCGAATTTGCCAACGTAACCAGCCGATAGTCTGCCGGAAGCCCAGCCGCCCCGACGCGACCGCCTTTTCCGCTACGTCCGTGGAGACTAATATAGTGGCCGCATTGGTCGGTACATTGCGGACTGCCTGCGAGCTTACATCGACCGCTCAGCACGCATTTATTTTCGTTTGTCATTCGCTAACCTCCGTTCTTATTTCGTGTACTTACTTTGTGAACAACGCTTATTCGCTGCTATCGTCGATGATTTTATATTCCACGAATGGGTAGATTTTCAGAAACTCTAATCCTACTTCACACGAAGTAAAATTCGTATGTTCGACTACTGTTAGTCGCGGATATTTATCGCTATACCAAATAACGTCACCTATACGAACCTCAGTCGGAGCCGGCGCGTTGGAGTATTCCGCAGGCACTTCGAGGCCCAGCGCTCGTCGTAACGCAATAGCTTTGCCGATGTGTACGTTGAAGCAGTCGGACGGGTCGGCCTTGGCGATTCCTTTCTCGTAAACCTGACCGCTTAGATATCCACGTAATAGGACTGCGACTGTTCGTTTTTCTTTATTTACGATAAACTCGACGTCCCTATCGTCGCTCCATTTATTCGGTATTCTTCCGGAAACTTTGTACCTGCCCGCCACATCCGCCTTTGCCTTCGCCACGATTTCGTTGCGGATTTGCTGCGGGGTTTTCGGCAGAAGTGATTTACCCTTGACCACCGCCCGGAACGTGTTCTCGCCAGCCTCACGGATAGATATTTTCGCACCTTCCAACACAGCCACCTTCGACTTCAGCTCGTTTATTTCCGCCTGCATTTGTTCGATTACGCCCAAATCGCTCGCCTCCTCGTTTACTATTTCGAAATCACCTGCATCTACGAATCCTCCGATACGTACGGAAACCCCGCCCGGTCCTCCTACCGTATGAACATTTTCACGCGCTACCTCGTAAACCTTACCAATCTTATCCGCGTACCAATAAACCGGGTCGCTCGTTTTTATAATTCGAATATTCATATCGTTTCCTCCTCGTTTACTATTTCGCAATCCCCGAAAAGCACACCGCCTGTTCCACGATTCTCATTACGATTTACCGTGTATGATTTCGGCGAATTATACTCCGGGATCACCGTAAATTCTTCGCCAAGCATATCCGCATACCAATACGTAGGCTCGCTCGCTTTAGTAATTCGAATCATCATTCCGTCATCCCTCCGTTTTTAGAACCAATCCGACAATTCCTCGCCATCAACCGCTAGCTCCTGCTCTGCATCGGCCGCCACCTTCGCGCGCCTAGCCTCCCGAGCGACCTGCGAAACCGCCTCCGTAAAGTATCGATCCATGTACGAAATCATGAATGTGACGGAAGGGTACGGATACAACTCCGGCTTACTCGTGCGATACTCCCGCCAGCATATCTCGATGAACGCCTTCAGCACGCGGTTTCCGTATTTGCCCTGCGCATTCTTCAGCATGCCGCGCTCTCTACCCCACCGCGCCTGCTTCGAGCCGCCACCGCCTGGCGAATACTCGACGCCATACTTTTCGCGTGTGGTTTCCGTTATATAAGCGAGGAAAGTCTGAACGTTCCAATCCGCAATGTCCCGCGCTTGCCAGTCGGATGCTGGCGCTAGTTTCGGCTTATTCGTTGTCAACTAGACCAGCCTCCTCGCTCGATACGATGAATATTTCGTCGATAAAGTCCGCGTGTGGCTCGAGATTCTTCCGCAATATCCACTCATTTTTAACGGTATCTACCTCGTACAGCTCCGCGGCCATATCCGAAATGTGCGCAAATTGCTCTTTCAACCGCTCAACCTCCGCCAGCAACTCCGGCACATCTTGGCGTGCTGCTGCGATGAAGTCTGCGTCGGCTTTACTCGGAATACCTTGCGCGATAAGCTTACAATCCCACGCCTCTCTTACAACGATGTTCTCATATTCGTCATCGACGTACCATTCCGGTGTTTTTCCCGTCGTCGCCTTCTCCGCCCTTGCCCGAATCGCCTGCAATTCTTTTTCCGTCATACTCCCGCCCCCTCTTCGTTCTTACCTGCGATGATCCCGACCCAATACTTCGCGCCGTACTGTATGACGAATTTCGGCTCCGACTCCATTAATATCGGAAAGGGCGACTCGTTCAGCATGTGTTGCGCATCCTCGTTGCTTATTGCGAAGTGCTCCGCCAGTTCCTTCGTGACTTGCGCCGTGAATTTCGTTTCGTTTAGTCCGTTCATTTTACCGCCCCTTTTCCTTTGTTTTAGCGCTTATAGCTGCGCCTTGGGTATTCGTATTAGTTTCGTGTTAAGACGCCTGTATGGCGCTTGTATGGCGTTAGAAACGCATGTTATCATTTACTCAATAACTTCAATCGTTATCCTTACCTTCTTACCGATAAGATCATCCAAAGTATCAGATAGAGGACCGTCGTTATCGTCCCTTATTTCGGATATAAATTCATTAGAATTACCGTAATCAATCTCGCGTTCAAATACTTTGCCTGTAATCTCAATCATTAACGTAACCCCCCTTCTTTATTTACCTTTTCGGCGTTCTTTTATATAAGAGCTTTACGAAAGTGGCATATATAGTTGGCAGTGCGTTAGCGCTGCAAGTGTTTATGGTTCTAGTTATAATGGCTCTAGTTATTATGGTTATAGTTTATGTGACGTCCGCCGTGTGACATGTACCGTGTGACGCCGAAGGTAATTCAGAATATCTCGAGCCCGCTGATCGGCAGTATCGTGTACCTTACGTTATCCCACGTCTGCTTTTCAAAGTCCCTCGACTGCACCTTCTGAACCACCGGACGCCCCTGCCATCGATAATCGCATAGCGCCTTGATGCGCCGATTAGCCGTCTCCCTCCGAATATTCAACCGCTCAGCTATTGCGAATTGGGTCGGGTAGCACTCGCCATTTGCGTCCATGAAGGCGGCGATTACGCAGAGCGTCTGCCAGCGTTCTGGGCCAAGGTCGGCGATCAGTCCGGAGTGTACCGCGTCTACGTACATTTTTACGAAGATTCGCGTCTCGGACTTGCCGGAGGTCATATTGTATTCCGATTGAGTTTCTACGCTGATTAGGCGGTTTCCTGCGTTTGTTTCGGTCAAGGTGCCGTTCCTCCTTCCGTTTTATTTTCGTCAATACTGCGTGGATTTTCGTGACACCAGTACACATAATCCCGATATTCTTCCACGGTCATTTCGTTTACTGACGCTAGCCATTCGATTAGAGTATCGAAGTTTTCCTGCGATAGTTCGAATCTTTGCCTAACTGAATCGAACCATTCGAAAATGTTGCGATCACTCTTTGACATATTTAAGTCTGACCGTAACGGAGAAATATTTCCAAAAGTAGTGCCGCCATGACCTATCGCTAAAGGAATCACATGGTCTAGGTGGAAACTAATATCCCCAGTTAGCACGCAACCGTTAAATCTCGATAGGATTATATCTATTTCCTCCTCAGTTAAGTCATACGGTAGGCTCACTTTCCTCGCCCTTCTTCTTTGAGCAGCAGCTGAGGTTTTTTCTCTATTATTCTTTTGCCAGACTTGTTTGAATTTCTTTATACAACTTTTACATCTTCCGTCTACTCCTAAAAAGTTTCCAGGGTTGGGTGAATAATCTTCTAAACTTTTCTCTCTTCCGCAATTGCAGCACGTTATAAAAATTGAATCTGTTATAAACGTGAAATCCTTTACTCGGATGTAATTAAACAAATCGCCATAAGTCTGTTTACAGTACTTCGATAATCTAAAATCATCTTCGTTTCTAATACGCGAAAAGCTGTACTCCCCATTTCTCACCACCTCGCGGAGTATATCGTCTAATTTATCCTCTTCCCACAACCACTCGAAGTTTTGATACATATGCCTTTCATCCTCAACCTCATTGAATGGGGTGTATATTTCTATGCTGTATTTAGAAACAAGTCTCCCAATTGTCTTATGGTGCAATCCTAAAATTTCAGCAACTTTATTTTTTGAATATCCCTCATCCAGTAATTCTTGGATTATTTCTATTTGATTCTCACCCTGCATATAGCCCTCCCCTTCCGTGTGACTTTGCTTCCTTACTAGATAATAGGCGCGCGGTTTTAAAGTCGCGCGGTTTTCGCGAAAAAACTTCCGCCCTTATTATTAATGACGACCGACAAACGATTCTCGGACAAATTTTACGCACAAAAAAAATAACGATGCCAGTTTCAGCAATCGTCATTCAATCGTATTTTCGGTAGCAATCGTTTACGGCTTCGGCGATCTTTTTCAATACATCATTGCCCGCCTCTTGTTCTGACTTATACCAGGCTCCCCGCTCGTCTTCCGTTAAATCCATTAATGGGGAATGAATAATTATCGTTGAATTACCGCTCATGAATTCTCGCAATCTAACCCCTCCGCACGTAGTATTCGTTACTATACAATAGGCGTCGAAATGGAAAGTCGCGCAGGATTAAGGAATATTGCTAAGACGGGTAGTGTCGATTATAATACGGATAGAGGTGGTTATATGAGTCGTCCTACGGAACTCGATATCTATATATATTTACGTAAATCTCGAAAAGACATAGAAGAAGAAAAGAAAGCGCAGGGCTCCGGAGAACTTTACGATACACTCCAACGGCACCGCCAGACTCTTTTCGCAATCGCTAAAAAAGAACGCCATAACATAGTCGCTTTATATGAAGAAGTTGTTTCCGGTGAGTCCGTTACGGAGCGCCCGCGTATCCAAGAAATGCTGCGCTCAGTCGAAGCCGGAACCGTCGACGCAGTCCTCGTAATGGACCTCGACCGTCTTGGCCGCGGAGATATGCTCGACCAGGGCTTACTCGACCGCGCCTTCCGCTATTCAGCTACGAAGATACTAACGCCCACAGAATCGTACGATCCATCGTCAGAAACGTGGGAGCTCGTTTTCGGTATCAAGTCGCTCGTAGCGCGTGAGGAACTAAAAGCGATCACCCGTCGTATGCAGCGCGGTCGTGTAGCGTCGGCTGGCGAAGGTAAGTCGATTTCGAAAATTCCTCCGTACGGCTACTTGCGCGATGAAAACTTACGCCTGTATCCCGATGTCGATACCGCATGGGTCGTCAAGAAGATGTTCGAAATGATGCGCGATGGTCATGGACGGCAAGCTATTGCGCAGGAATTGGACAGGCTTGGAATCAAGCCGCCTAACACGCGCCGAGAAACGTGGTCGCCGAGTAGTATTACCGCGATCATTAAAAACGAAGTATATCTCGGCACGATTATATGGGGCCAGGTAAAATACGTTAAGCAGAACGGTAAGTACCAGAAGAAAAAGGTGCCGCGCGAAAACTGGACGATAAAGGAGAACGCACATGATCCGTTAGTTTCGACGGAACTATTCGAAGCTGCTAATCGGGCTCACTCCGGAAGATGGCGTCCTTCCACCGTAACTGAAAAACGACTGAGAAATCCGATGGCTGGCGTGCTGAAATGCGCAGTTTGTGAGTATTCGATGTTATATCAACCACGCCCTACCCGTCCGAATGACGTTATTCGATGCGTGCAGCCGAGCTGTAAAGGCGTGCAGAAAGGCTCGTCAATCAACATCGTTGAGGCTCGCTTACTCGAAGGGCTGGCGGCGCTGGTCAGTCAGTTAGAAGTGCAGGCCGAAGCTGTAACGCCTAGTAATGCTGACGATATTTCGTACAAGCGCCTGCTCATCGATAAAAAGACGCAGGAGATTTCCGAACTAGATACGCAGAAAAGTAGACTGCACGATTTTCTAGAGCGCGGAGTTTACGATATCGATACGTTCATGGAGCGCCAGAAGAATCTCACCGACCGCATTAACGGAGTGGAAGTCGAGATACGGAATCTACAGTCGGAAATTCAGAAGGATGACTTGCGGAATCAAAGTGTCGACGAATACCTGCCGAAATTAAGAAACGTTATCGAGGCGTACCAGCATGCGGACATCGAGCGAAAGAATGCGCTTTTAAAGTCCATTCTCGATAAGGCGACGTACCTTCGCAAAAAGGAATGGACGAAGCAAGACGAGTTCGTTTTGCAGTTATATCCGAAGATTTGACCGCTTAACTGGCGGTCTTTTCGCGTGTATAGCGTTTATAGTTGTATTGATTGAACTATTAACCCTATCCACACCTTCCTACTCGATAACCTCTACGCCCACCAACGTCTCGAAACGCAGTCGCTCCACGGTCCCGTCCGCCAATTTAACTCGCAGCTCCTTCGTAATCTCATCGATATAATGTAGCTCGCCGGCCACCTCCGAAGTAAATCCGTCATCCCATACCGTCAACTTGACCGGCAGGTGATACGCCATCGCGTAGTGGATACGCGCATCAAACTCCGCCAGCTCATATTCGTCAGCTATCCGTTGCGGCTGCTTTTCATCGTCCCGCAGCATTTCGTTAAACAGCGCCTTTTGTTCCGGAAATATCATCCCCTGCCACTTCTGCAGTCCGCGATCATTTAATCGTTCGTTCATCGTATGTACCTCCCGCTCCTATTATTACGTTAAGTATATACGAATATACGTTCGTTAGCAATCGCCTATCCAATCGTAAATATGGTTTTCCTTAGCGTAGATTTCACGGCTTGCTTTCGACGTTGCTTCCTGCCAAGCACGGAACAGATAGTCGGTCAGCTTGCGGATTTTACCTTGCTTCGCCTTTAGGATGGCGTTATGGAATGTCGTTACGAATGGCTCCGGATTATCCTCGATCATCAAGTCGCGTTTTATAGACCGTTTTGCCCGAAGTAATATTCCGTAATACTTATAAATATCTTCGGCTTCAAAGTATATTGACATTGCGTCATACATTTCGCTTGGCAACGCTTTTTTCAGTGCGCTGGCCGGAATTGACGTGTCTTTTAAGTTCTTGTTTTTTAATAGCTTTATAGAATCCGATGGTTCGTTTACGATTTTCGTAGGCTCATCGTTACTCTCCGTAGGCGTTTCTTCAACCTGCCGACTGGACAAGCTCGACTGGTCATCTGCGGTATTTTGAAGGCCCGGCTCGCTTTCTCCGGGCGGTTGGATTACGATTATATTCGCGCCTTTTCCTCCGTTAACTTTTCGGGATGTTGCGATTTTCTTAACGATGCCAAGCTCGGCCAGTTTCGCCAGTGCCCTTCGCGCCGTCTTCTCCGACTTTTCGATAAGTCCTGCGAGTGTGGCCGCCTTTAGGTGCGCAGCTCCTGCAAATTTAACGGCGTAGCGAGCGATGGTTTTTAACGTAAGCCGATCCGTGTCATTTAATTCGTATGTATTTCGTTTGATGTGCGTATAGATTGCGCTGTTTAATTCCTTCGTCGAGGAGAACGATTGGTGCTCCGCCAAGTAATGCATACGTTATTCCGCCTTTCCGTAATTCCGATTATAAACTTATTATAAATACGTAATTGCGTAATGTCAACGTTTAGTTTATAATGAAGTTACGGAGGTGTTTCGAATGGAAATTTACGTTAAAGTGAAGGATATTCTTGAGCAACGTAATATTACGCAACTTCAACTCGCAGAGATGACGGGGATACGTGCGGCTGGAATCAGCGATATATGCCGTAACCAACAGAAGGCAATAAACCGCGACCACATCATCCGGATTGCCAAGGCACTTAATATCGAGGATATTTCGGAGATAATCGAATTTAGATAAACGCAAATAACCCCGCTGATTAGGCGAGGTTTCTTTTTCGTCATCCGATAACTACCTTAATACCCGCATCACTTTTCGGCCTACTCTGCGCCGGCTCGCCCCTCAACGAAGAAACGAATTCCGTAAACGACTCGGCCTGGAATACTTTAAACGGGTAATCTCCGTCGATTGCATAGCGCTGGTCGGAAAGAATAAGTA